ACCTTGACCTGTCGAACCAGTTCCATCCACAGCGTGCGGCGTGCGGCATGCGGCATGCGACCTTGACCTGTCGAACCAGTTCCATCCACAGCGTGCGGCCTGTTATGTGTGAGACATAATTCTGGGATTTTTCTGCGTTGGAAAACTAAGCTCCAAGCGCTTGCTTATGCTGCCTTGCTGCAAAGCTACGCTCAGGAGCTTACCAAGATTTTCAGTTTTGTCAACCCCCTTCGAACCAGTTCCATCCACAGCGTGCAGCCTGTTATGTGTGAGACATAACTTGGCGCAATACTTAACACTTCACGCTTCTGACGATGCTATACGCGCAAGACATCAATGCTCGAAAATCAGTATAGCTCGTTTTCAGAAATTCTTCGAACCAGTTCCATCCACAGCGTGCAGCCTGTTATGTGTGAGACATAACTGTCAAGAATGTCATTTTTGGTATTTCTGGGCTAAGTCGTTGAAAACACAAAGATGTTCTAAATGTTCCAAAGTGTAACGCCTAAGTTTTCAAAAGTTAACTCATTGAAATCATTATAATGTTCCAGCTTTTTCCAAGAAGTTCCCGTTTTTTCGGCGTAAGTCGTTGATATTTAATAATGTTCCAGTTGTTCCTCGAAAAAAACTATAGGGTCAGGAAAAATCTGTCAGATCGCAGCTGCTGCCGATAAACCACCAAACCCACACCGGAAAAATAAATCGCTAATAACATTTGAAAATGGGTATTTCTTGACATTTTGGAACATTACATGAAATCAAGCACTTAGCAGATATTGGCAACTGCCTTATTATTATTATTAAAAAACAATAACTTAACTACTACTACTACTACATTGTTTCAGAAAAAATCCTTTGTTTTCAATGGGCCTGTAATGTTCCGTGATGTTGGAACTTCTTGGAACTTCTTGCCGGTCCCAAATCTGCCGTAAAAACAGGGCCTTTTTTCGAGCATTGCAATCTTATGCGTCGAGCATAACCAAACCTCAAACAATAACTTCTAACCCACTATTGACATCTAACACGTTATATCGTATTATATAATCTAGTTGTTTTGTTCCGGTCTTGTTGCCCACGCTTTTTGACATTGCTATGCGCCATTGGCGCACAACCCGCTAGGCGCATTATGTCCCACACATAATGCCCGATGATGCTAGACGACCTGCTGACCCAGCGCGTCGGGGTGACGAGAAAATCCCACTGCCGATGCTGCACACCGCGCGAGATGAGCCTCCCTGCGTACCCGCTGCGATCCACACGCAGCCAAGGCACCACCGCTTATGCGTCACGCATAACGGACCCACGCCTTGTTCCACGACACAGGCCAGACTTGCCTAAGAAGCCGCGTGGCCCCAAGGCCAACGGTGTGCAGACCCACATCGACGACAAGACACGCGAAGGACCGGAAACACCGGCACGGCCACGACAACGGCCGAACGAACATACAAGCAGGCGTTCAACACAAGAACGCACCATGCGGGCTGACAACTCGCTCGGTGCATGGGACCAACAACTGACGCCTACGCATTATGCGTCAGGCATAACAACCAACCAAGGAGACATCACATGACAAAGATCACCAACCAGCTGCTTATCAGCGACACCAACAACGCGTTCCGAACAGCCTTCGGCAGTATCAGCCGCAAGGCCCTGCCCTTCATGGCGGACGACGCCTACTTCACTGACCTGCTGCACGACGCGGCACAGGCGGCGGCTCTCGCCGAGGGCGCGCGCTTTTACATCCTCGTCCGCAGGCTCGGCACCAACGTCTACGCATACCCCGACGACGCGCAAGACTACCTGCTCACGACCGACGGCGTTGCCGTCCTGCGTGTCCGGCGCGGCAAGTATGACACCTTTCACACTGACGTGATCCACATCGACGCCGAGCGCGCTGCACACTACGGCATTATGCCTAACGCATAACCAAGGAGACAACACATGCAATTCGAACTTCTCACATTGGCACTGCCAACACACTGGCTGACTGCGGTAGCTTATGGCGACACATCCGGCATGGACGACACCGAGACCGGAGCGTTCTCGCGGTGGCTCGACGACACGACACGAGAGTTCGGCGAGTATCACATCGCCGAGGTCAGCGACGACCCATACTTTGCACGTTACCACGACGCTGCCGAATACGGCGTGCTGGCCTGCGACTGCGTGGACGTGATGCTGGCGCTGCCAATTATGGCTGAAGCATAACATGAGCAACGGCAACGGCGACGGCAACGGCGACGGCAACGGATGAAGGAGAAGCATAACATGAACAACAACGGCTACGGCTACGGCAACGGCAGCGGCAGCGGCTACGGCGACGGCAACGGCAACGGTAAAGGCTACGGCAACGGTAACGGCTACGGCAACGGCGACGGCAGCGGCAACGGTAACGGTAACGGTAACGGCAACGGTAACGGCTACGGCAGCGGTCGCGGCGACGGCAACGGCAAAGGCAACGGTAACGGCTACGGTAACGGTCGCGGTCGCGGTCGCGGCCACGGCGACGGATGAAGGAGAAGCATAACATGAACAACAACGGCCACGGCAGCGGCTACGGCGACGGTAACGGCAGCGGCAGCGGCCACGGCCACGGCAGCGGCTACGGTAACGGCTACGGCAACGGTTACGGCAACGGCAACGGCAACGGCTACGGCTACGGCGACGGCTACGGCGACGGTCGCGGTCGCGGTCGCGGCCACGGCTACGGCGACGGTCGCGGTCGCGGCTACGGCTACGGCGACGGCTACGGCGACGGCAACGGCGACGGCAACGGATGAAGGAGAAGCATAACATGAACAACAACGGCTACGGCGACGGATGAAGGAGAAGCATAACATGAACAACAACGGCAACGGCAGCGGCGACGGCCACGGCAGCGGCAACGGCGACGGCCACGGCAGCGGCTACGGTCGCGGCTACGGCAACGGCAACGGCAACGGCAACGGCAACGGCAGCGGCAACGGCAACGGCAACGGTTACGGCAACGGTAACGGTCGCGGTCGCGGTCGCGGTCGCGGCTACGGTAACGGCAACGGCGACGGTCGCGGTCGCGGCTACGGTAACGGCAACGGCAACGGCAACGGCTACGGATGAAGGAGAAGCATAACATGAGCAACGGTAACGGCTACGGCAGCGGTCGCGGCGACGGCAACGGCGACGGCAACGGCTACGGCTACGGCAACGGCGACGGCAACGGCAGCAGCAACGGCGACGGCAACGGCAGCGGTAACGGCTACGGCAGCGGCAACGGCAACGGCCACGGCGACGGCCACGGCTACGGCTACGGCGACGGTCGCGGTCGCGGCTACGGCCACGGCCACGGCCACGGCAACGGATGAAGGAGAAGCATAACATGAACAACAAAGGAAAAACAAATGTTTGAAGGTCTTATTGGGACACCTGTCATTATCAGAGCCAATGACAGCGGGGTACATTACGGATATCTTGCGGCGGTGGCGGGCGACGGTACCACGGTCCACCTTAGGAACAGTCGGCGTCTCTGGCGGTGGAAGGTCGCTGGCGACGGCGTCTCGCTGACCGAGGTGGCGATCACTGGCGTCGACCACGTAGAGTCGCGCATCACAACAACATTGCCAGACCTGTTTGTCATGGGGGTGTGTGAGATCATCCCGGCTCACGGTATGGCGACAGCTACCATCGAAGGCGCGCCCATCGCGCAAGCAGAATAATCAACCAAGGAGAACCAAACAATGTCACAAGCAACCAACCTTTATGCCTTGAGCATAACGCAGTGTGCCGAGCTGATCGGAAAGATCGGGCATAAGCGCACCATTATCGTGGAGGGCGATATGGGCAGCGGCAAGACCTCCGGTCTGCGCCACATGCTCAAGGCCGCGTTTCCGACACATACCTACGTCGAGTTCGACTGCACCAACAAGGACATTCAAGACCTGTCGGCACCGCAGTTTATGAAGCGGGTTGGCGACCAGATCTCTGACTACGTCGAGTTCGTTCCCAACGCCGAATTGGGTGCGCACCTCGGCACGCCCGTCATCATCAACTTCGATGAGTTCTTGAAGTCACCAGAGCCGGTCAAGAAGGGTGTGCGTCGCGTTATGCTGGAGCGCATGGTCAACGGCATCAAGCTGCCCGAGGGCAGCATCATCTACGGCACGTCAAACCTCGGGTCCGAGGGCGTCGGCGACAGCCTCGCGCCACATCAGCGCAACGCCATCATCGTGGTGCGCATGGCCAAGTCGGAGTCAACGCGTTGGATCGAGTGGGGCATCAACAACAACCTCGACGCATCCGTGCTTGGCTGGGCGCGAGAGACACCGCAACTGTTCCAGTCGTTCGAGGATGTGCCCAACCCCGACGACAACCCGTATATCTACCACCCACGGTCGCAGCGGAAGGCCTTTGTGACACTGCGTTCGCTGGAGACAGCGTCGGACCTTGTCAAGCTGCGTGACGTGCTGGACGACCACACCATCACGGCGGGCCTCATCGGTGCCATTGGCGAGCGCGGTGCCGTGGACCTCATGGCGTTCACGCACCTTGCCGACGATCTGCCGAGCCTCGAGTCCATCAAGCGCGACCCTCTCAACGCCAAGGTACCAGCCGGTGCCGCTGCCGTGTGTATGATCGTGTATCGCACGCTGTCCATCATCGAGCGTGAATGGATCGACGCGTGGATGACCTACCTCGACAGGCTGCCCGCCGAGGCGGCAGGCATGTTCGCCAACGGCGTGCGCGCCAAGGGCTACAGCAAGCAGGGCATGATGATGACCCACGCTGCCTTCACCACATGGGCGCGCAAGAACGCGCACCTTTTCGCAGCAGACGTCTGACGACGGTCTAACGAAGCCTCGAGGTGATTATGCCTCGGGCATAACCTCGGCCACAACGTGGCCTATGACAACGGAGAACAACAATGAATTATATGAACACACCGACCGTGTCGGCACCGACAATCTCATCCTCGGCTATGCTCGTCGAGCTGGGCATCAGCACATGGACCGCGCGCAAGAAGGACCGCAGCGCCACAGCCGACGTGTTGAGCCAGAACTATGCGTCCCGGTCTGCGGGCAACTTCATCAAGAACCTCATGTACGGATGCGCGGAACTGGTGGTAGTCCAGAAGTTCGCGGCCAACACACGCGCGCTTCACTACAACATGACCGTGCCATGGTCCGACAGCGGCCTGCGCCTGCTGCCGACGGCCAAATACTTCGACTACCACAAGCAGATGAC